GATGATGTCAGAGAATCTCTCTCCATACTCACCACGTGCAGAACCTTTACGGAAGATCTTTGTACCAGATACTAGGTAAGTATCAGCATCAATACCGTTACCAGTATCATTGTTTACAAGCTGTACAGTGTACAAGAAGCCATCACCCAATGGGAGAATGTCATCTGCAGTGATGTACATTTCAAAACCGTTGTACTTGTCATATGTAATGATATCTCCATGACCAAACTCTCTACGTGAAAGTTTAATCTTGAAGGTTGTACCATCAATACCTACAGTACCGGTTTCTTGTGAATCAACAACGTAAGGTAGATCTTGTACAACTGGAGTTTGCCATTTGTACTCACCACGTGCATTGTCAACACTAATTACGTTCTTACCACCAAAGCTTGACATCTGATAAAGAGGCATTTCAACCTTCTGAGCCATAGCCCAAAGATCTACTGGACCAAGGTCCATTGGCTCTGCATTTTTCAGCATGTTAACAAGGTGGTATGAATCTACGTGCGAACTAGCCGCATAATTGGTATCTCGTAGAAATATACCATTGTTTAAAACTGGAGTTGCCATTTTTGTTATTTAACTTAAATTGGTTAATCTATATTAACGTTTAAAGAAATTACCACCTCTTGGTATTCTTCTTTGAACTGTTTCTTCTTTTTCAATCACAGGTGCTGATGTCTGAAGCTTGGCCTGTTCTGTCTTAAGTTGTCTTACTACCTTTTCAGTAGTTTCAACTTTAGCCTGTTCTCTTACTTTACCTCTGTATCCATCAGGATCAGAAAGTAACCAGAGTGCCTCAGCAATCAATCCATGATTTGGTTCAACATACTGATACTTCTCTAAAAGATGTCCTAACAAGTTAGTAGGTCTTCCAGAGATAGAAGGATAATTAGGTTGTACAAGACCATTATATAATAGTCCCTGGGTCTTCTTATCCAACTTCAGTCCGTTGATGTCAGCAGATGCTACAGTGTTGTATACATTTTCCATGTATTGCTGAGCTGCTGCTTGTTGTTGTCTACGGAGATTCTCTTGTTCAGCAAGTTTACCTTGAACAACTTTTTCCTGCATTGCATCCAATTTTGGTTTGAATTTCAATGCCTTAGATTCAAGATCTCCTCTATCCTTCCAACCATCAATTTCTTCATTGATCTCTTCCATTGTACCAAAATTAGTTGCACGTAAGTATTCACGTATAATCTGCTCTTGGTCCGATTCATTTGATGGATTAAGATCTCTTACTTCTTCTGCAGAAGCAAGTACTTTAAAAAGACTCTTAAGATCCTGACCACCATCTGCTACATATTTTGCAGCATATTGTAGTTCCTGTGGTAAACTATCAAAGAACTCCACTGGAGTTTCTTGACGTACCTTGTTCTCAATCTCAGCAAAGTTTGCTTCAATGAGTTCTTGATAGTCTGCTAGAGTGTATTCCTCAAGAGGTTTGTCATCATCAAATGGAACAATTTTACCTGCTTCAATTAGTTTGTTAACTACCTCAGCCATTCCACTCTTTTCAACCTTAGGTCTACCTGTCTTCTTTTCTCCTGGTGTTTCTTCTGTCTTCTTTCTGAAGTCAGCATCAGGATCCATCTCGTTGATTACATCATCAATTTGAACTGCATCCTTTGATTCTGAGCCTTTTTCATCAGAATCTTTGTCAATAAAGGAGAGGTCTACAGTAGGCTGTGTAAATACATTTGGCTTCTGTTCCTCTGGAAGCATAACATTATCTGCTCCCGGTGTACCTAGAAAGTCTAAACTATCCAGATCAATGTCAACCTGCTCAATCTGAGTACTCTCAGCTGCAGCAGTTGCTGTTTTATTATCTTCCATCTTTGTTGGTTTTACAATATCAATATACACAAAAGTATAGGTTTAAACTTTATAACTTCACCTCAATTTTTAAATAGAGGTGAGGTTATAGCAAAGTCTAGTTCAATCCCTTACTTCTTCTTGGTACCCTTGTCCTTTTTATCATACTTGTTCTTATTCTCACGGGCAATTTGAAGTTGTGTCTGAGCAAGTTCTCTCTTTACATTCAATTCCTCTTGCTTAACTGCAGTCTGTTGTCTTGTTTCAGCCTGTCTATTAATCTCCTTCTCTCTCTGTAAGTTGATATTATCTAACTGGGCATTAGTCCGGTTTATTTCTTTTAGGGCATCCATGTAGTCACTCTGTTGGTTCTGGTTAATGTCAACAGTAGCTCCAAACCCTGCAGACTTAATCTGAGCCTCTTGAAGACGACTAGCACGGTTCTTATCATTCTCAGTAGCCTCAAACTCTCTCTTCATTCTTTCCTCTTCAGCCTTAGCTTGTAATTCTTGTTGCAACATAGCCTCTTGCTGCTGTGCTTGTTCCTGACGGATCTGATTCTGTTTACGTTCAGACTCCTTAAGAATCTCAGTTACATCTGGAAGATTATCAGCAATCATCAACTGGCCAAGATCATAGATACTAGCACCTGTTGTGTTGTTATTAATAGCAAGCTGTTTCAGCTGTTCAATAACAGCCCTATGATTAGCCTTTGTTGTAGAGAAAATATTAAGATCTCTCAACATAAGCTTAGTACCATTAACCTCAAAGAACTTACGTTGCTCTGTATTGGTAATGTACTGTAATCTTACTGAAGGATTAGTAGACTGGTAGTATTGAGCTAGATCAGTTCTCATCTGGTGCACACGTGGCATCAAATAGTCACAGTGCTGAATAAAGTATACTTCTGTTTGAGCATAACTTGAATTGACTGATTGCTCAATACCAGTTGCTGTTTGTCTAGAAATCTCTTGTCCTAATCTCTGTGGAGTAAGACCAATTACTTCAAAAGCCTGAGACTTAAAGTAATTAGCAAGCTGAATTCTTGACATCAGACGGTTAGTCTGTTCAAGATCTAGTTTTTGATAATGCTGGAAGGCAAGAGCATTCTCTGTATTAGTAATAGATGTATCCAATGGAAGCATCTGGAAGTTCTTCATTGCTACATAAGCCTTAGCAAGATTATTCTTTCCCCAATCTTCTCCTAATGAGTGTCTAGGTAAAGCATTCTGGTCAAGCAGGATTACAGTACCCAATTCATCTACAAGAATGTCTGCAATCTGATTGTTTACTATGTTATAACCAATCTGGAATGGTTTCATTAGGTCAACAAGAGATGTTGATCTTGTATTACGATCTGAGAATACAGAACCTTCAACTGGTAACTTACAACCATACATTGAATCATCTCCCTTAAATTGGAATTTAAGAGGACCAATATTATTGTTGTTTATACCAAGATAAATAGGGTTAATACCACCAGGGTTATTTGTTCCCCAATATGTAGGGTGATTAGGACCAATCTTTACACCACCCCAAACTTCATTGATGTAAATCCATTCAATGTGCTCACCAAACAAAAGATTCTGTCTTGTCTTACCTGTAAACAGATCCTGATTGTAAACAGGTTTATCTGTAACTACATAGGATTCATCAATAATATCTGTTGTTACAACACCAAGATCATCAATTTTAACAAGGTGACCTACTTTTCTTTGTGATTTCCAATAGGTAGTTGTAACTCTTAGAAGGTTAGTCATACCCATATCAAACCAGTCCTCACTGTCTGAAAGGATCCAGTTTACAATATCACCTCCACGGAGAGTGTTGTCCCACATAGAAGTATATTGACGGTATGCCAATGAAGGCATGTTTGTATTCCAGTCATGTGACTTAGTTCCATCATAGTAGCTACCATCATTTTGGTAACCCTGAATAGGATAACCGGCAGAACGTACAGGATAGATCTGTTCAAGAGTTTCCATCTGTTCCTCAGTCATCAACCATCCATAACGGTCAATGACATCAGCTACAGTCATCATATCAAACTTACCAACCCACTGACTCTGGCTAATGTAACGTGCATCAGGAGATTTATGGTAGAAAGTAAGAACCGGGTTCCATAGTTCTACATCATAATCATCATCAAGCATTCTAAAGTGCCAGAACTCACGGTCTGTAATCAACATATCCCTAAAAGCCCTTTCCTCAAGTTCTTCTAGTCCAAATCTCTCCACATCAACATTATGTTGGTGTGCAGCCCATTGTTCTGGTATTGATCTATATGACTTATCAAAAAAGTTTTGAATCTCAGGAAGGCTCTTTATACTCTCAGGACTCATAGCCTCTTGAAACTCCTCAGACTGAGGATCCATTCCATCTTCTATAAGACGTTGCATGAGTTTTCTTTCAGCATCTCTCATAATAGATTCCTGAAGCTGTTCCTTTTTTAACTCTAAGAGTTCATTATAGGAGATATCATCTACTGCTCTATATGATACATGTGATGATCTTTTAGCAAATTCTGCAACAAGAGTATTGATTACATTAGGTATAATAGGATAGAACTTAAGCTCTAGAGCTGATGCATCTTCCTTTGTTAATGTCTCAATAAGATCTGCATACTCATTATCCTCCTCAACAATGTAGTCACCCTTGTCAATGATACCTTTTGCAAGCTTATAGTTCTTCATCAACCTACGTGCATTTCTACGTATATGCTGAAGACCTTTCCATTCTAACCAGTCAAGATTCCATGCTGTCCAATCATTATCTTTCTCCTTTCTTGGAATAAACTGGATAGGCTGATTTAGAGTACCCATTTTGTTGTACTCTACCTTAGCCCCAGCTTTTAATTGCATTGCATTGTATATCTGCATATCACCTTAAATTTTTAAATGCATTTCTTGGTACTTTCATTCCTGGAAACTTATTACCAGACCCTCCCATATGTCGAAAGGGACTACTATTTAATTTACTGAAATTCCTGTTGTTATCCAAGTTTTTAGTACCAGTTTCTTCATAACGTTTTTTATAACCCCTATTAGCCTGCTGAACTTTGGCAAATGCAACTAGAGCTGCAAATGATACAAGTCTATCCACGTTGACTCCATCTCTGTATGCCATCATCTCTTTTAGAAGCATTGGATCAGGGATTCTTTCAATGCCAAATATAGTCTTTAGAGGCTTACCATCATTGTCTGTAATGGTATCTAGTTCTTCTTTTACAAACTCAATGGCATAACTAAGCATGTGGCTTTTGAACAAGGTACCTGTATTCTTCCATCCGTATTCTTGGAATACATTGGCATTTGCTCCAATATCTTTTAGGAAGAGGATCTGTGACCTTGGTACCAGGTATTTCTGCTTCTTTCTGTAGATCATGTGGTTAATGAACTGGCTAATGTTATTCTCCACAATAGTCCAGGCATTGTACCACTCAATAATTAATTCTAATCTTTCATGGGTCTTATTTATATCATCAAATCTACCACACCATGCAGCAACAAGTTTATCTTGCTCAATGTAGGTTTCTACTTTCTCACCATTATTCTTAGTTACCTCTATTGCTGTTTTATACACGTAGATAGAACACAATGATTCTGATGTAGTAGTCTTTCCTTCACCAACAGGGTCAATTGATGCATAATATGTTCCAAACCCTGGGTCCTTTACAGGTCTTTCCCATACAACTAAACAACCTGTTTTATCTTCAGTATTCTTAGTAATTGGA